AATGCGTATGGGCTTCACGGGTGTCGGTGTGCAGCAAAAGGGCGATGGCCGCTTTATTCACCTCGACGACCTGACCAATAAAGAGGGTTGGCCTCGACCGACTATTTGGAGTTACTGATGTTTGACAGTGAGCCAGAGACTTTGACGGGGGACGATGCCCGTGTCTATTGGCTCGGTGTCATCTATGACGAAGTGGCTGGAGAGATTAGTGCCGCCACAGCAACTCAGGAACTCAGCCAAGCGCGCTTTCAATATATACTGCGTAAGCTGAATGGCATTATAAGGACTGCCAGCAAGAGCGATGGCAGTGTTATTACTCAGGAGATTATGTGATGTTGAATTGGTTGAATCCCGTCACCAAGATTGCTGGTGCTTATCTTGAAGGTCGGCAGAAGAAAGCCGAGGCGAAAGCGAACCTTGCGGTTGCCAAGATTGAAGCGAAGGCAAAAGCGGCGCGTGCAGGTGAAGCTTGGGAAGACAAGGCACTCGGCAGCGCAGCCGATAGCCTCAAGGATGAAGCGTGGACACTAACCTTCATCGGAATTATTCTGGCAAGCTTCTACCCCCCAGCGCAGCCCTACATGAAATCTGGCTTTGAGTTCCTCAAGACTGCACCCGACTTTATCCAGTGGGGCATCTTGGCATCTATCGGCGCAAGCTTCGGCATCAAGTCGATTGGGCAGTTCCGCAAATGAGTAGGCGTTGGTTCTGGCATAGCCGCCCGATGAACTGGCTTGTTCACAAACTCAGCAAGCTGTCAGATTACCTCTGGCGCAAACGGTTCGGAAAAAAGTGATGGCATACTTCCTTGCTGGGGGTATCGTCGGTTTCATATCGGTAATTATTATTTTCCAATGAGGGGTTGACAATTTTCGTGACACAGCCCATATTCACATCATAGTCACATATTGAGAAGGAGTTATGACTATGACTATGATTAAAGAGCCATATAAGGTTTATCGCCTGCCGCCAGAGCGCGGCTATGTGATGGTGCGGATAGAGGCTGAGACGCAAGCAGGCAAAGAACAAGGCAAAGCCGATTACCTGCGTGAGTTTATGGTGTATGAAGCGCGTGTTGACCATGAGACTGGCACGACTGCTGTAATTAAACGGAGGGCGAACCAATGATTTTGTGGAGACACTTGGATGATAAAAAAGAGTTCTGGGTTTATCACGCGACCAAAGCTGATGCAGAGCGCGAACTTGAGCGTCTATCAATCGTAAACTGTGCCAACGCATCAAGCCGCACATTCTATTGTCGGCAGCGTCGTCTTGACCGTGTTGATGTGGTTGAGCCAGATAACAAGCGCAGCATGGCAAAGCTAATGAACCGTGTTGAGCGTAAGGAGGAAATACAATGGCTGAAATAATTGACTTTGGCGGAGGCCGCAAAAACTCGGACTTCGACCCTGATGCAACTCTGGACAGCTTGAAGGGTAAGTTGCAGGGGTTTGTGCTGGTCGGTTACGACCATGACGATAATGAGGTCACCGCGATTACATTCGGTCACTTGCCGGAAGCCCTATGGATTTTGGAGCGTGGCAAGAAATCAATCTTGGAGAGAGCCGATGTTAAGTAGGGAAGATGCGGTGCATAATTATTGGATGGCTGAATACCATCACAATAAACGCAAGCGGGAGGAGCGCGAGGCCAAGAAGGCTGAACGCGCCGAACTCAGCAAACCAGAATATACAATCGGCATTGTGAATGATGAAGGGCAGCTTGAGATTGTGCAAGCCAAGCCTCCCGCCCCGGTTGTAAGGCTATTGCCAGAAGTGGTTAGTTTTGTGCTATTCTTCCTTATCACTTTTGCGCTGATGGAAACCTACTTAGGAGTAAACCCATGATTGAGCATAGAGATGAAAATGGCGAACTGACCGCCATAGAGACTGACACGCATAAGCCTGTCGATATACCGCCGCCGCAGCTTCGTTATGTGTCGCCGTGCATTGATGCGGCGTTTGTAGCTGACTTGTGCATCAAGGAAGGCGATGACTATGTTCGGTTTGCGGTCAATCGCAATCAGGCTGTCAACATGATTGACACGTTGACTGGGCTGTTGCGTGAGTTTGATAAGCGCACGCCCGAAGACACATACAACGGTTAAACAGATGACAGATAAATGGATTGGGTTCTCCGACAAGGAGGCATTTGAAGATTTGTTTCATAGCGCGCGGCAACTGCTGGCCTATGCTCACCGCCAGAGAGGCAACACGACTGATGAGGATTTGGTCGAGAAGATGATTTGGCAACTTGAAGACATTATTGGTTATGAGGTGGAAAATGACCTTAAATGATTACATGAAGAATAACGGCCTGAACGACCAGAAGCTTGCCGATAAGGTTGGCGTTAGTCGGTCGGCTATCACACAGTATCGTCTTGGCGACCGTATGCCCAAGCCTGAGATTTTGGTCAAGCTAATCGCGGCAACCGACAATGAGGTTAGCCCACTGGAATTGGCATCGGGTCTGCGCCGTGGCAAATAAAATATATTGTTATCATCTGCCGACCCCACCAAGCGTCAATGCTCTCTGGCGCATATCGGGTCGGCGGATGTATCGGTCGAAGAAATATATGGAATGGATTAACGAAGTCACTCTGGCACTCGAAACAGAGATATGTCCTGAGATTGACTACCCATTCAATATCGAAATCATCGTAGGCCGACCATCAAAACGGCGTATGGACATCGACAACCGGGCAAAGGCTGTGATGGATGTGTTGCAGCACTGCAATATCATCACCGACGATTGTAATGCAAATCGCATTACAATGATGTGGAGCAATGACATAGAAGGTGCAAAAGTCACCATCTCTCCGGCGGAGGCATTTTAATTTCCACTGGGGGGTTGACGCAAAGCGTGACGCACCTTAATAGTTACATATCGAGACAAACAAGGGAGTTTATTCGATGAGTGATGATGAAGATAAAATCTACGTCTTAATGGTCGTAGTGTTCCTGTGCAGCATCTTAGCCACATGCCTTGTGCCGAACTCAGGTTCGCATAAGGATTGCCAACAATGGGAGGGTCGCCAGCACCTTGCGTGTATGGGCGGCAAGGGCTGATGAGTGCGTTTGAAGCACACGGCATCCGCCATCTGTCTTACAGCAGCATTGATATGTTTAGGACAGACCCGGCGGCGTGGCTGTTGCGCTACCCAATGAAAATTAAGGGCGGCAGCAACGTAAATATGTGGCGCGGCATAGCTGCCGAACACGGTGTCGAGCAATATCTGACAGACGAGTTTGGTGTGCTGTCGGTCGAGCAAGCTATTGAGATGGCTGTAAAGCAGTTCTCGAAAGACACTGCATTGCTGACAAATGGCGGCGACCGCGATAAGGCGCGTGAAGACCTCGTTGGATATGTCACTAATGGCATTGAGGCCATGAAGCCTTTTGGCACACCAGACGCTACCCAGACGCGCCTATCGCTGCGGCTAGATGGCTGTCCAGTCGAGATTATGGGGTTCGATGACTTTAGCTATACCGACCCCAACTTATCCATCGACCTCAAGACGACTGGCAGACTGCCAAGCGCGATTATGGATAATCACAAGCGTCAAGGCGCATTGTATCAAGCGATGCGGCCTGACTATGACATCAAGTTCTGCTATGTCACGCCAAAGAAGTTTGCTGTGTATGACCTCGATAAAGACGAGGCGGCGGAGATACTTGAGGAGTATAAAGTTACTGTGAAGAAGATGGAGACGTTCCTATCGCTGTCAAATGACGCGCAGGAACTTGCCAGCATCTTTGCACCATCCTATTCCAGCTTTTACTGGAATGACCCGATAATGCGTAGCGAAGCCAAGCGCATCTTCGGGGTTTAATCAACGGCTTCATGCAAAAAGAGAGAATGTAAAATGCCTTTAAGTTTTGGAAATGGTGGCACTGGAAATTATAAGCCTTATGTAAAATATATGGCTTCAACATCAAGTTGGGCGAACCGCGATGGTGCGGTCAACTTGAGCAAGGCGGTCTTTGACCTTGCAAACATCAAAACAGGCTGGTGCTTGTTTACTGAGGGTGGCGCACCTGAATGGGTGATGGATGCCAGCTTGGAAGCACCCGCAGCGCGTCCTGATGGCGAAGGCCAGTGGAAGCGTGGGTTTAAGGTTTGCATTATGAGCAAATCCGCGTTTGGTGAAGAAGAACCAGTGGCAGAGTGGGCTACAAATGGTGCGGGTGCAACGATGAGCATCGCGCAGCTTTATAGCGACTATGAAGCGGCTGGCGATAAGGCTGGTCAAGTGCCAGTTGTCGAGTATTCAGGTGCAGTGCCAACTAAGGTTGGCAAGGGCAGCACGACTATCCCGACGCTCAAGATTGTCAGTTGGGTTGACCGTCCGTCCGAACTGGACGACAACGAAGATACAGGCGCGGAAACTCCCTCTTTGCCGCAGCCTGTCGCTAGTGCGGACGACGAGTTCTAAGCATTAGCATAAGAAGGGTCGGCGCGGTTTCCTCCCTCGTCTGCGCCGACCCGACTTATACGAGGGGGACAAACGTGGGAGTTTGTATGGAAGTCTTAGCAATAAAACCAGAAGAAACGCGACAGTGGTTTCTGCAAAAGCATTACATGAAGCGGATGCCGCTAATTATGTTTGCGTATGGTTTATATGAGCAAAACCACCTGATTGGAGTGGTCACTTATGGCGCACCAGCTTCACCGCATCTTGCGCGTGGCATATGCGGAGAAGAACACGCGCTTGATGTGTTGGAATTGAACAGGCTGTGTTTAGAACGTAACGAAAAGAACTTGGCATCAATTCTTGTATCGAGGTCAATGAAGCTGCTGCCGCAGCCAAAAATTATAGTCAGCTACGCCGACACAAAGCAAGGTCACATCGGTTACGTTTACCAAGCGACAAACTTTTTTTACACGGGATTGTCAGCAAAACGCAAAGACCCCGTTGGATTTGACACAAGCGGAGGCGGCAAGCACTCGCGCGGCCATTGGGGCAAAGATTTAGTCGATAGGCCGCGCAAGCACAGATATGTGGCCTTTGTTGGCGATAAGCGGCAAAAGAAACAACTGCGCCAAAAGTTGCGTTATGAAGTGCAGCCCTATCCAAAGGGCGAAAGCAAGACTTATGACGCTGGCGACAACGTAGAAACACAAACACTATTATTCTGAGGGATTATAATGGATATTATAAGCAAAGCATTAGAGGTCGCAGAAGACTATCCAGTCTTCCCGTGCGACGCTAAAAAGCGACCTGTCTGCCAAGGCGGGTTCAAATCAGCTACGCAAGACCCGGACGAGGTCGAGCGTTTATTTTCAGCCAGCAATGCCGCACTAATCGGCATACCGACTGGCGAAGTGTCAGGCGTGTCAGTTATCGACATTGATGTGCGTGACGGTAAACAAGGCAAGGAATGGGTCGAGAAAAATGCGGAACTTTTGGGCATCACTAAGGTATCGGAAACGCAATCAGGTGGATGGCATTATTATTATCGGCACTCTGATGGCATTAGAAATCGTGCAGGGATTGATGGGTGCGTCGATGTTCGCGGAGATGGCGGCTACGTTATCCATCCAGCCAGCACTGGCTATCGTTGGGTAAATGACGAAGACTTCGCCATATTTCCACCGAGGGTTGCAAGCCAAGCTACAGGACTGGCTACTACTAGCCTTGAGCCTCCTATGGGTGGTTCTGATATTGATGTTTGGGGCAATGTTGTTGATGGCCGTGAGAAGTTCATGGCTCGTATGGTTCTGGCTTCAATCGGTGATTATGTCAGAGAGCATCAGACGTTTCCTACGGTGGAGTGGATGGTCGAGAATGTTTACCCAGTTTATGAACGTAAAGTAAAAAGCAGGACAGGCGATTTGAACGCCGAAGGGAGAGGATTAGATGAGTTCAAGAGGAAAGTTACCAGCACTATTATCCGAGGCCGAGAGGGAAAGTTACCTGACCTTCGCATTGCGCCACAGCAAAACAGTGCGCCAGCAAGCTTACCCGATAGCGTTGCAGAAGTTCCTGCAACCATTGAGCGAAAAATCAGGGTCAAAACGCTCGGAGAACTGAGGGCTACACCGCCGCCTAGCTTTATGGTGGCGGACTATCTAATCGAAAACAGCTTCGCGGTGCTGTATGGCGCACCGGCAACATTCAAATCGTTCCTAGCGATTGATTGGGCGTTGTCGATTGCACACGGTATCGACTGGAATGGTCGTCCCACATCACAAGGCGCGGTTGTTTATTTGGCTATGGAAGGCCAGTCAGGTATCGCTGTGAGGGCGGAAGCTTGGCATAGGGATAGGCAGCTAGATGACGATGGCGTGCCGTTCTATGCCGTTACCACGCCCATTGGTATGGCGATGGAAGATGCCCCAGATGTATTACAACTGAGACACGCCATTGAAGACACGCTCGGCGGTGTATCGCCCGACCTTATCGTGGTGGATACGCTGGCAAGGTCATTCGCCGGGTCTGGTGCTGATGAGAACAGCGCAACAGATATGGGCATGTTTATCCGGTCATGCGACCTAATGAAGGAGTGGTTTGATTGCACAGTTCTGGCTGTTCACCACAGCGGCAAGGACAGCGATAAGGGCTTGCGTGGCAGTTCTTCTTTATTGGGGGCGGTTGATACCTCTGTTGCCATTAAACGCACTGAGGGGACGCAATCCGTCGTTGTGAAGGTAGCAAAACAAAAAGATGTGCAAGAGGCCGAACCGATTGCCTTAAATGCGCGTGAGGTGCGATTTGTGCAAGACGCATTTGCACAAGAGCAAAGCAGCTTGGTTTTGGACATAATGGACGATTTGCCTAAACCTAAGTCGCGCCGTAGTGCCAAACAACAGGCAGCAATCGACACGCTGCAAGAGATGTTGACAGCTGGTAATTGGACTGAACACGATGAAGATGGCGCACCCGGCATCCGTGAAGCGGACTGGAGAAGTGCTGTTGAGGCCAAAATCGGCAAAATGTCGTCGAATGACTGGTATCAGTTTAAGAAGGGGACATCCATATCTGAGAGTGTCAGCTTTTTCAACGGGTTAGTTAATGAGATATGGATGGGTATGGATGGTAATCCATAGGTGCTGCCCATATCCATACATATCCATACCCCCCTATAAAGGGGTATGGTTATGGATGGTCGGAATTATGTATGGAGAAGTTAAATGGCGTTAAACTTTAATCACGGCACGGTGCAATATCGAGAACGGATGGCTCAAGTAAAAGACTTTGGCAATCTGCATATCAATGGATACACACCAACCGACATCGACTTCATATACGATGTGCGTGGCGAGGTGTTTGTCATTGGCGAATTGAAATCAACCGGGGCGAGGTTGCCAATGGGGCAGCTAAGAATGTTGACGGGTCTGATGAATGGTTTGATGCAAGCTGGTAAGGAGGTAGTGGTTCTGGTCGGAGAACACGACACCGACCCGTCGGAGAATATCGACGTTGGTAACGTATGTGTTACCGATAGCTGGCACAGCCAAGATGGCGCGATTATTCGCATGGCGTATAATGGCAAGACAATCAAAGAAGCAAGCGAGGCGTTCATAGATGACAAAGCGAAAAAGTAGATATGATGTAGATGCAATCGGCAAGGACGATTACGTTCCTATGCAGGGTTGGCAATATGACCAGATACACGGCGCATTGAAGCCACTGGATGCGGTTGCGGCTGACATGGAGTTGCGTTGGGGTGTCGGGCGGCTTGAGACGCTGGTAAGCCCTGAGACTGCTGCCAAGTTTGAGGCGGCGAAGGCGAAGCTGGATGTGGCGTTGCATGAGAAGGATGTCGCGCTGGTTATCCAACGCGCTGGTGTTATGCAACGTGGATGGTCGGCACTGGAGAAAGAAGCTATGGAGCGAGGGCATAAGCCAGCCCCTCCCGAACTTTGGTATGCCACCGCGCCGAATGAGGAAGGCAAGGATGAGATGCGGATAGTTATCGCAAAAGATAACTCCGCCGCGACACTGGCGCAGACTGATTTGCCTGTCTATACTGTTACGGAGATTGCACGGATTGTCCGTGCATGGCGCGCACAGATGGACGTTCATGCTGTAAAGGATGCGTTCCCCGGCGCGGAGATTGTCAAGATTGCTGACAATCAAGAGTTTGATGACGAGATACCGTTTTGAAAGTTTCGATTAACCTAACGAGCAACGATAAGAAATTGAAGGGCAAGCTGGACAATCTGCTACAGAGGCAAATTCCTTTTGCTATGTCCAAGTCTCTCAACAAGCTTACCGAAGACATTAGGGATAAGGACTTGGCGCGTGTTTACGGTCGAGCATTTGAAAAGCGCAACGAAAGCTTCTTCCGATTGACGCACGATATACGCAGAAGCACGAAGTCTCAATGGAAGCGGTTGGGCGCGGTCATCTCTGCTATTCAGCCGGGCGAGGACGCAACTCGTCTGGGTATGTCTGGCAGACCCAAGCGTGTTGACACCAGCTTTATGAACCTTCACGTCAAAGGTGGCTTGAGAAAACCCAAGAAAGCGAAGCTTGCCGTTCCCGTGACCATCGGCAGTCCAAATGCCATTTACCCGATTACCCGCAACAAGCGTAGCGGTAAGGTCACAAAATCTCGTAAAGCCTCGACCCTATATCCGCAGCAAAGAACCTTCATGGCAAAAAACGTCCTGATGGTAAGGACTGGCAAAAGAACCAAGAAAGCTGCATATCACTTCCAACCCTCAGTCCGCATTACTCGTAAGTATTCACCAGTTCAGGCAGTCCAGAGCGGACTGAGAACAAGAGCGACCCAAGCTATACGCATAGGCTTCACTCAAGCCCTACGCAGCGCAAAGATACGTTTATAATCTCTATTTCCACTGGAGGGGGTAGCCCCCGACGCACTCTATTTCCACTGGAGGGGGTGCGAAAAAAAGCCGCTCTATTT